TATTGGTATGACTCTAAGGTATTTAGTTTAGTAGCTTCTGGTAAAAGTGTAGCATCATTGAGTAGGGATACTAAGATAAGTTATTATAGTCTATACAACACTTACAGAACAGCACTTAAAAATATTAAAGACAAATTATGAGATTAGGAGATTTAGTATATTACATTACTTACTACACAGGTATTAGGTGGGTAGTTAAAAAGATTTGGGGAGATAAATGCGGTTGCGATGAAAGACAGAAGCAATTAAATGAATGGTCAGATATAGATATAGACTTATGGAAATAGAACACAGAGAACAATGGAAGCAGTTTAAAGCTGATGTTAAAGGAAAACTAACAAGAGAACAATATAAGCTCTTATGTCAACTTCACTCAGTCTACTACAAGCATAAGTACACAGAACCTTGTAGCTGTAACCCAAAAAGATTAGTTCAATGGATTAATGAAATAGATAAGATTTATGACAAAAATTAAAGACATACATAGGTGGGAGCAGTCAGTAGTAACACTACTAAACTTAGATGGTTGGACATTAAATCATACTGGAGAAGGTAGTGTAAGCTGGGATGCTGAGGGTAAAACTCCAAAATCTCAAGACTGTGTTATAGAGATGAAGTTTAGGAATAAATACTATGACACTAAGATAATAGAAAAGGCTAAGTTTGATAAACTAATAGCCACAGGAAAGGTAGCTCTGTATTTTGTAAACGACCCTAAAGGAAACTATCTATTTTGGCTAAACAACTTAAAAGACTTAGAGGTAAAGAAAATGTACTGTCCAGACACAACACTATGGGGAAGTAAAAAAGTTTCTAAGCCTTGTTATTTGCTAAAAGAAAGTGATGCAGCTATTGTGAATATCAATGAAGAAGACACAGAGCTGGGAATATGGGATAGCTATTTTAAGATGGAAGACTAAAAAACTTTGTTTATAATTTGTTTATAACATTAATTTTAATTACGTTTGTTAAAACAAAAAAATTATGCTTACACAATTAGACGATTTAAACCAAGAGTTAAAAGACATCGAAAGAACACTAAGAACAGAAGTTCCTAAAGATGTGAAACAAAAACTACTTAAGAGAAAAGAAATAATTAGAAGTATAATTTATAACATTTACTAAAACCAAACAAAATGAAAACAAGATTAATGACTAACCAAAATCAAACATCTTTTAGGTTAGATGTAATTAACAAAAACGATATTAATAAATTTTATTTTAATAATAAAAATAAAGCTTTACAATTTCAAAAGAAAATAACAAACTAATAAACCATAAGGGCTGCATGAGCAGCCCGATAAAACCAAACAAAATGAAAAAGACAAAGACAGGATTACACATTGATGTAAAAGACAAAAGAATTAAAGTTTACACAGAGAAAGAACTTCAAAAGATTAGAGAGAAGGAAATGATGAGAGATGATATAGTTATAGTATTCACTCTTTCTGGATTACTTATCTGCATAGGTATTTTAATAGGTATTTCTTTATAATGACCTTACTACAAAGACAGTCTTATGTATTATGGTTTAACTTTATATCAGATAGAGTTATTAAGTGGTCTGATGCAAAACCAAAAAACAAAGACCTTAAACATTTTATACAAGGTGTTAGTGAGATAGGACAATATGTTAACCAGCTAAATATAGAAAACAAAGTACTTGAACAAAGAGTAAGTGCTGTAAGAGATAGTAAGAACCAAACTATCTTAGAGCTTAACAAACAAATAGAAGACTTAGAAAACAAATTAAAACAATATAATATATGAGTTACTTAGATTCTTATATAGATGAACCAGACGAGTTAACGAAATGTAGAACTTGTGGAACTGAAACTAATGGAGATACTTACTGCTCTAATAATTGCTACAACTATGACACAGAATAAAATACAACTATTAGATGGAAAGCATTACGATAGAGCAGAACTGCTTAAGCGTATGGATGATGACTCCTTTTACTATGGAGAACTAAATAAGTTAGCTCTTAGTAGTAGTAGTCTTAAACAGCTTCTATCAAGCCCAAAGACTTATAATTTTAGTTTAAAGTATGGTACTGCTGAAAGTCAACCCTTAAGAGATGGGTGGCTTTTTCATACCGCCATATTAGAACCAGAGGTATTTGCAGCACAAACCTTTATAGATGTTCAATCTAAGAATACAAAGAAGTTTAGAGAAGCTAAAGCCGAAAACCCAAGAGTATTTACTATTAAGGAGCGTGACAACGCTGACAGGCTTGTAGATGCGTTCTATCGTAACGAACACGCTAAAGAGTTAATAACTAAAGCAGAGTTTGAGATACCAGCTATAGATAACGTATTAGGTATGCCATTCAGAGGTAAAGCAGATGTATTAGCAACTAATAGAATAGTAGACCTTAAGACTACTACAAATATAAAAGACTTTGCTTGGAGTGCTAAGAAGTATGGCTATGATGTTCAATGTTACTTATACTGTAACTTATTTAATAAAAACTATGATGAGTTCTTCTTTTTAGTTTTAGACAAAGGCTCACTTGATATTGGTATCTTTAACTGCTCAGAACAGTTTTATTATCAAGGAAAAGAAAAAGTAGAGAAAGCTATTGATTTATACAATAAGTTCTTTATAGAGGGAAACGATTTAGATAACTATTGCTTAACAGGGGAATTATGAAGATATTAAACTTATACGCTGGAATAGGAGGAAATAGAAACCTTTGGGGTGACGAACACGAAGTAACAGCAGTTGAGATAAATAGCGATATTGCAAGTGAGTACAAATACAGAAACCCAAAAGACGAAGTGATACAAACAGATAGTCATCAATTTTTATTACATAATTACCAAGACTTTGACTTTATATGGAGCTCTCCACCTTGTCCAAGCCATTCAAGGCTTTGCTACTCGCAAAAAGAAAAGAAGTATGCAGAGATGAGTTTGTACCAACAAATAATACTACTAAAAAGCTGGAGCAAAGGATTGTGGGCTATTGAAAATGTTATACCTTATTACGACTACTTAATAGAACCCAATTCAATGATAGGCAGACACCCTTATTGGAGTAACTTTAAAATAGACCCTTTAAAAGTTAAAAATATTGACGTATCAAGAAGCACAAAACAAGAGTTGAGTGATTATTTAGGAATGCCAATACCGAGAATAAACGGAGCTCTATTGCTTAGAAATAGTGTAGAGCCTAAAGTAGGCAAGCATATTTTAGATTGTGCTTTAAGAAAATACAAGGAAGAAAACGTAAAACAAACGGAATTATTTAAATGAAAGCTAAGAAACACACACAGATACAACGCATATTAAGACTTGAGAACATAGTAGCTCAACTCTATGTAAAGGTAGAGGGATTAAAACTAATAGTAGACAAAGAAAATGAAGAAACAGATAAACAACCAAAATAATATGAGAGCAACTTATTTACATTACGAGAACGGAAAAGGCTATGACGTTATAGACTTTATAAAAGATTATGAACTAAACTTCAATAGAGGCAATATAATTAAGTATGTTTGTAGAAGTGGAAAGAAAGACGATGAGTTAAAAGACTTAGAGAAAGCAGCAGACTACTTAAAGAGAGAGATAGAATACTTAAGAGAGCAACAAGAACAATGGATAGAAAAAAATAAATAAGATGTATATAAACATAGAGGTAAAAGACACAGAAAGAAAAGACTACTATAAGTTCCTAATAAACGGAGTAAACTTAGGGGAGTGGGAGAGAAGCGAATTAAGACACTTAATAGAAGTGATAGATAATAAGATATGAAAATACTAAACCTTTATGCTTGTTTAGGAGGTAATAGATATAAGTGGGACGAAGTAACAAACGTAGAGGTAACTGCTGTGGAATGGGATGAAGAACTTGCTAAACTATATCAAGAAAGATTTCCTAACGACACAGTAATAGTAGCAGATGCACACCAATACTTATTAGACCATTACAAAGAGTTTGATTTTATATGGAGTTCTCCTCCTTGTCCAACACATAGCAAGGTAAGAATGACACAAAAGACAACTGAAGCTTTTACTCCTCTATATCCAGATATGAAATTATATCAAGAGATTATATTTTTAGATAATCACTTTGATGGTAAGTATGTGGTTGAAAATGTAACACCATACTACGAACCTTTGATTAATGCAAATAAAAGAGGAAGACATTTGTACTGGACAAACTTTAACCTTCCCAGCACATTAAATGAAAGGTCACAAGGAAAAGGCTTAATGAATGGAGTAACTAATGAGATATCAAAATGGTGTGAGTTTCACAATTATGATTTCTATAAATACAAAGGAAAACAAAGACGAGATAAAATAGCAAGAAACTTAGTAGACTATGAAGCTGGTAAAACAATACTTGAAACAGCGATAGGAATAATAAAAAAACAAAACGTAAAACAAACGGAATTATTTTAGATATGACATTAGAACAGTTAAAAGATATAATAGACAACGAGTATAGA